CCAATAAACTCCATAGCTAGTGTAGCATAACCAGCAATATCTTTATATGAATCTTCATGATTAGGCTGTTGTCTTAATCTCATAGCTTTTGTGAGTATCATCATAATGCATACATCCAAGTAAGTGAAATTCATATCTTTATATTCTGACCAACACTTAGCTATCGCTCTAAGATTGTCAGTTGGATTACCATAGACGTGTTGCCTTTTATCTAGTGTATCTCCGACTTCTCTTAGGAATTGCGCTCTTGTCATTTATTACTCCATCTTTGGTGTATGGCTGTGGAGGAATTGGGATACACGAACCACAGCCATACTTTATTAGAATGGTATATCATCATCTATTGGAGTTTTCTTTTCTTCCATATGTTGATATGCACCATCAAACTCAGTTCTCTTTTGCATCTTCTCAGATATACTTAGACTTAGATAATCATTACCATTCTTATCTTTTCTTCTCCATGCAGATATTTTTAATGGAGTATCTTTATTAAATTTTTCTTCGAGAGGTCCACCTTTATCTGGTTGATTATCATTTGTTTTTTCATTATTCCAGAGAGTACATAGCTTTGTATATACTTGCACTACCTTTGTACCATTTTTTGTTTCTTCATTTATACAAACAATTCTATGTTCAATCCCATCAATATCAATTTTGCCACTCAATATCAATCTATCATTTTGATTGTAAGGCTTAAAGCAAGCACCATTATTTTTATTATCGTATTGTTCTACCATGATTTATTATCCTCATATTTGTTATCATCAAACTTTCCTAAGAACACATCAGCATTAAAACCTAGATGTGATATTGCTTTTGTAAGACCATCTGTAAGTGCCATCTTTGGTGCATCATCATTTGTTTTTGCTTTGGGTGCATCAAGATTTATCATAGCTCTTGCTCCAGCTACAGGTCCAAATGATCCATATAATGTAGTAACAGTAACCTTTGCAACCACCATCATAATATTTCCAAGTGTAGGATAATCATATTCTACAGTGTATGACCAATCACTACCAACTGGACCAAATATTTTAGTAACATTTTTAATTTGGTGCATAGCATCTATGGTGTTAATAGTTTTGCCAAACTTACTTGGTGCCTTTCTTGTATGTGCTGGATTAGTTTTTTCAACTGCATCCCATAATTTTAAACTACTTTTATTCGACATTGTGTATCCCTTCTTTTGGCTCAATGTTATTGATTACGTGTGACCAAAACTTCGGTAGTATATTCTTGAGCCTATCAATATACTCTCCATCTTTTTCTATGACCCCACATCTCCATGAATTTCCGTTACCAAAAAAGTTTGGGAAATAACATAAGTTAGTATTCGATAGCCACATATAAAACTGTATTTGTGGTGTGTATCTATCGATCTGAATATTTAATTTATTAAATGAGTTTGTATGTTTTGCTTCAACAATAGCTTGCATATCTACTACTGAAGCATCTATTGTACCTTTCAATGGTACACCATTCCAATTCATAGTATATTCTTTTTGATGGTTCTCGAGTTCTACATCATACTCTTGTTGAAACACAAAAAGATTATATGGTTCTGTTAGAATACCTATCTGTACCGGGTGATTAAATGATAAATCATCTGGTTCTTTTTGACCAGTCTTGACTAGCCATAGATCATGCCAATCTCCAGACATAATCTTTGCACAATCTGATCCACCAATAAAGCCTTTACGATTCATGTGTATCCCTTTCAATAAAAAAAATTATATTACTTGACTATAAAAATGTAAAGCAATATTATTTTTTTATAACATAATCCATCTTTATAACTCCCTTAGGGCAGCAGTTAGCTGCCCTTTTTCTTTTCTTCTTCCCAATCAATATGAAATGATTCAACAACTTCATCTGGTCTGGTAAAATCTTGTGGCACATATGGTAATGAAATCTCTACTTCTTTCGGTTTCTTTAACCATCTATCATGAAATACTTTTATTTTATGGCTGTACTTTTTTATATCCATAATATTCTGTCCTCGGTCTTTGCAATGGTAGTTTCTCTAAATAAAATTCTTCATACTTGTATGTCTTATGACACTTGTATCCCTCGCCATAGATTTTATCTGACCACATCTGGCAAGCTTCTTCAGTATCAAAATGAACAACAGTAAGTAAACTATATAATATTATTTTATTCATTGAAACCTACCATATTTAATTTATCTAAAAATAAATTTCTATTGTAAACTCTATGTTTTAATCTTTGATAAAATGCTGACCAACTTGGGAACCACTCTTCTTCTTGGGATATTTCTTTGATAACAAAGATTGTAATATCAGCTGGTACATCTTCAAGATTTTGTGCAAGTGCTTTGATACGTACTGTCATATCTTCAACACCACCTTTTGTTTGAACAACACTTGCAAGCCACGTAAGTCTTTGAATTATTTCAGCTTTTGGTAATGGCACCAATGTTTTTAATACTTCTGTTTTTGCTCGAGCAAGTATTTCTTTTGACTCAACATCAAGTTCTAACCTGGCAATACTTGGATCAGAAACTCTACGTCTCAGTTTCTTTATCATTGGAAAATTCTGCAATGAGTCCAGCATATAAGCCATTGACTGATCCGTTAGAATTGGATGTTCGACTTGCTTTAAACTTGTTAATGCTTGTGATTTTTGCTGATCGTTCAGCTTCTCTGGCACACCAGTTATGGTATCCCCTTTCCCAATCTTTGTATTTCGTTGGGTCTGTGCCAAGATAGTAGTTGATAAACTTATATGTTTCATTGTCATGATTGAGTATCCCCTTTCCATGTTTGCGATCAATCTCTTCAATAGTTTTTTTCTTTGGTTTCCAATCTTCCCTTATAGAGTTATCTAGGTTACTTGATAGGTTAGGGTGCATCTCATGCACCACGTGGTGCATGTCATGCACTACGTGGTGCACCTCATGCACTACCTCTTTATCATTTGGATACAAATAGTATGTATTTGATTTGAAACTATTTCCAGATTTTATTTTTATATATCCAAATGATTCTAATTTTTGTATTTTATATTTAACTGTACGTATACCAAAGCCAGTTTTTTTTGCTATCGTTGTTAAGCTTGGATAACATTCACCAGTTTCATTGTCTGCATAATCTGCAAGACAAAGTAAAATAAATTTGCATATACCATCATCAATAGTATCATCACTCCATACTTTAGACATTAAACTAAAACTCATTAATCACCTCTCCATTCCCTATTCATATTCATCTTTTTTATTTTAAAAAATCCATCATGCTGAGGATATCTTACATGAAAAAGCCTAGCATATAAAGCTATGAAATCATTAGATATTTTAAAATCTGTACCTTTGGTAACAATAGTTGTTTCCCATCTTATTCGATTAACTATTAACCAAGCAGAACATTTTTGATGACCAGCTGCAATAGCAACGAGTGAAAATTTTTCGAACAATTTCCAAACGTGTGGGTTATCTTTATGCCATTCCCACCATTTTTCTTTAAGTGTCATAGAAATAAATCTCCTTGTGCTGGTGGTTCTCCAAGTTCACTAAGTATATATTCTTTTAGTTCGTTGGCTTTGATATAATCACTAGCATCTCTTCTCATTATATGACCAGAGCGATAGCCAGATTTTGTAGTAGGTAATTGAATAGTATCTTGTGCATAGAAAAGACCATTCTTTTGTTTTACAAACTCTACTTCATTACCTCTTGCTTGATACTCATAACAATGATGGTGTGATCCACCATTTTTTTGTAGACAATAACCAAAGTGTTCGATCTTTACATCAATCGTTATTCTATTCCATTCTATTTCAAATGTTTCCACGTTTGTATTCTCAACAAATCCCCAGAAAGTTGAGTGTTTATTATGCCACCAATTATATTTACTAAATTTTTCATGAACAAATTTGTTGGCATCTTCTTCATAAGTTTCTTCACCTTTACGGTACTTACAATTACCTCCATCTTTTCCCCATATATATTCTGATATGTAGAATCTTTTACCAGATTCATTGAGTACCTCAGCTACATAATCAAGTGGTATCTTTGGTTTCATTTTGTGTATCCCTTATTATTTCTTCGAAAGTTTTTGCTGACATAATTACTACTACTTGTGGTTCTCCAGTCTTTCTTTTGTAAAAGGCTATGTCACGTTTATCTAGTACCTTAAACGGACTTGGAAATTTTTCGGTGGTTCGATACTTTACCTCGGCAATATAATTTTTGTTCTTTGGGGACAAAATTATATCACCTCGGTACTCACCACCTAAACTGCCAGATAGGGGTTGACGTTTAGCTTTGATGCCTAGCTTTATCAACCAGTCTACAAACCATTTCTCATGGTATGTTCCTTTTCTTTTATTTTTATGAGTCATTTGGTTTTGGATATGGTTCTGTTATCAATCTAATATCAAGTGAATCACACCAAGCTAATAGATTATATATACTTGGAGTTCTGTATCCATGCTCCCATTTACTTAGTGTTGACTCTGATATTCCTATCTTGTGTGCAAGATCAGCTTGAGTTACACCATGATATATTCTCTCATGGTGTAACAATTTAACGATAGCTCTGTAATCGTTCCAAGGCTTCATCAATACAAACCTAGTTTTTGTTTGATATGTGATTCATTAAATGTTTGATGATAATCTTCTGTGCCTGGTATAAACTCAATTTCTTCACCATCACTATTGCTAGCCCACCATACATCAGGATCATATTCATCTTGGTCCAAGACCCAAGCTTGACCTCTTGTATGTATCATATCACCAGTTGAATAGTGACGTAGCTCTCCACAAATTTCATAAGTTCTATACTCCATAGTTCCAATCCTCCCATATTTTAAGTAATGCTGCTTGAATTTTTGATGCTGTTAAAGAGTCATCAGCTAAGTAATGTATTAATCTTTCATCAGCTCTCACTGTTTGGACATGGCTTGAACCATGCCCACCAATATCAGTAATACTGAAAAGAGTTCCTTGATCCCAAGTAACTAAGTAGCTATCAATCAATAGCGCAAGTTTTCCAATATCTTGACTCATTGTAATTCACCATTCCAATATAAATCTCTTTCGATTTTACCACCAAAAGGAGCAAGTTTCATGTTCTTGAGTTCGTCTAAACTTACATAACCAAGTTCAGTTTCATAACCTAGATTGCAATGACCAAATGCTATGTCATTGTCATCTAGTTCTGATAGATACCAAGTACCTACACCATATGGATTAAATAATTTTACGATTGGTTTAAAAGATTTGGTGCCATTTACATTTGCTTTATGATTAGCACGTAGCTGGCTCTCTATTTTTTTAGTAAGTAGTTGCATATTTTTCTCCCAATTTTATCTAATTTTTTGCCAATGTTTTAGCAATTCTAAAATGTATTCTCTATCTGGTTGAGGAAGTTCATTTAGGATTGTTATAAGTTGCACTAAAGTTTCTGTTTCTTTTATACTTTTGTCCATATTGTATCCTTTCTACGAAATGAAAATTATAAATGAAACGAATGCAATGACAGCGATAGCTGCCATTGCTTCAGTAATGTAAAATCTAATCATGGATAGTCAGCCCAGTATTCATTCCAATGTTCTTCAACAACTTCTTGAATGATACCTTTTTCAAACTCAGTATTACGATTGAGTTTTTTTGCTACCCAATTGGTAGCTTCACTTACATTTTGAAATGATCCAAACTCTTGATGATACTCAACGCATAGTCCACTGAGATCAGCTTCAATTTCTGGTATAAGATTGTTATTAATATAACTCATTCGACACTCTCCATCTTTGTTAAGTAATTTGCATACTCTTCTAAATGCTGATTGTGTTCCTCATTTACAGACCACATTTCAGAAAGGAACCATTCTTTATTGAAATCCCTATCCATACTTTCGAATTTGTCTGCTACTAATCCCACCATCTTTAATGGAATATCTGGACCTAAGTGTTTTATGAACCAGTTATAATGTGCTGCTTCAAACAATTTTTTTTGTTGTGGTATAGCCATGATGTGTATCCCCTTTCATTTGCTATAATTACCAATTCTATCACACTATGACATAGTGTCAAGTGAACAAAAAAAGGGAGTCAGCGAAGCTGACTCCCTCTCTTTTTGTTTATGATGCTACCTTTAGGTCTGCTACCTCCTCTCCATTTGCATCTGGTTTGGTTCCGTTACTTGCAAGGTTTCCAAGTTCGATCTCGTCATTTCCCTCAGCTGCCTTATCTCTTATAGATGCAAATGCTTTCTCAAGAACTCTCAACATCTTGATCTGTGCTTCCGCTTGATCAAGTTTGATCTTTGCTTCTTGTACCTCAGCATCAGTACCAATATCAGCATCTCTACGTCTTATTGCACTTTGGTGCATAGTACACAACAGATCACGGTAGTGATGAACACCTTTGTAATACTTACCACCTAAGATTGATCGTTCGATAGTCTTGTATAACTGATCGAATATGATCTGTTGTCCTTTGTGTGATACACTGATCTTACCATCTTTAGTATCACATACTAATGTTTCTTCTAATACTTTAACTAACTTGTTTACTAAATTTGTCATCTTTAACTCCTTATGACTAACTTGATTTCTATTTAATACTAACTAATATACTTATTAATTAATGCCTATCAGAATATCATGCTCAGATTGTGGTCAAAGCAGAATTTGACATGCCAAGATGCATTTTCTTACAAAGAAATAGCACTCCGTAGGAGTGCAAATAAGATAGAATGAAAATGGATGTTGTTGAATTGGCATCACAAATTGTGCTTTGAATTGGTCAGGCATTCGTATGAGAATGAGAAAGAACGCAAGCAATATGAGTATGATATTCTGCTAAAGTCGTGTCAATCAAAAGCGATTTCATAATAGTGCAAGGCATGATGTATGCCTTGCTCAATATAACCTGGTAACAGCTTTGCTGTTGCCATAGTGAAATCGCTATTGTAAGCGAAAAGGGAATGAATGCACTGCATGGTGCTTCCATGCAAAACGAACACCCCTCGACGGGGTCGTTCGTTTATTCTGATCTTCGATCAGAGCATAGAGTATGGCTGTGATCTAGATGCGTTGCAACGTGAAACGTTGCTTTGCATCTTCTTTATCACAGTCATTCAGTTTCGGTGAAGCTATCCCCATTTCGCTATTGACATGGTGGATTAGATAGAGTTTCATGCAACTCATGAACACACTCAAGAACCTCGCAGATCAGTCTACGATCACCGCAAAACAACGAAAGCTGGTGGATACACTCGTAGCAACTGGATGCAGCATCAAGAAAGCTAGTGAAGTAGCTGGTTATGCAAAAGGAGAGAGTGGTAGAGTCAGTGCTAGCAAGGCTCTCAAGAATCCAAACGTGCAAGCTTACTTGATGTTGCAGGTATCGGAAAGTATAGGACTCAACGCTACGAAAGCTAGTCATAGGTTACTCCAGCTTTCACAAGATGCTAGAAGTGAGTACGTTCAGCTAGAAGCAAGCAAGGATATACTGGATCGAGCAGGGTTCAAAGCTCCTGATAAACACCAGCATCTTGTTGCTGGGGATATCAAAGTAAACATATCCCTTGACTAAAAGGAACTCGCAAGCTCGTACTATATTTATTGGGTTATCTGTCTACATATTAATTTAATCTTACTGTACCCCCTCTGGGGGACTGGGGGGGGAAAATAGCGACTCTGTTACGGTAAGTAGTCCTTCACAAACATTTTTAGCTTGAAAAGCTCTAAAAAATATTTAATGGTTAGTTAGGAGGTTGCTATGGCAAAGACACCAGCTTGGCAAAGAAAAGAGGGTAAGAACCCCAAAGGTGGTTTGAATAGACGTGGGAGAGAGTCTGCTAGGAAGCAAGGCATGAATTTGAAACCACCTGTTCGTTCTGGTGATAATCCTCGTCGTGCATCTTTCTTAGCAAGGATGGGTAATATGCGTGGTCCAGAAAAGGATTCTAAGGGAAAACCTACCAGACTTCTTCTTAGTTTGAGAGCTTGGGGTGCTAGTTCGAAGGCAGATGCTAGAGCCAAAGCAAGAGCAATCAGTAAAAGGAATAAGGCATAATGGTAAAGAAAACACCTAGACAAGTTGCTGCAATAAAAAAAGCAAAAGAAAACAAAGATAAAGATACTTCTGAGAAACTAGCTATTGCTATTCAGTTACATCCAAGAGGTGATTTTGCAGATGCAGAAGATTATAATAAATACAAAAAATTAGTTCAAGGTGGGATGAGTGCAAGAAGAGCTTGGAAAGAATACATCTTGTATTTAAGATATGACCCATATGGGGTAGTAGCTCCAAATGAGAGTGGTAGTTATCCAGGTGAGCGTGGTCCGTATCAAGGACCGTATGAATAGGAGTTAATTATGGCAGTAAACGCAGCTGGTAATTATACCAAACCTTCAATGAGAAAAAGTTTATTCAACAGAATCAAAGCTGGTAGTAAAGGTGGCAGACCTGGTCAATGGTCAGCAAGAAAAGCACAAATGTTGGCTAGAATGTATAAAGCCAAAGGTGGGGGATATAAGTGAAAGCTCCTCAACGATCTTTACTTAACTGGGGTAAACAAAAGTGGAGAACTTCTGATGGTTCTCCATCAAAAGGTAAGAAAAGATATTTACCAGATGCAGCTTGGAAATCATTAAGTGCAAGTGAGAAAGCAGCAACCAATCGTGCAAAAGCAAAAGGTAATCGTTCCGGTAAGCAGTTTGTAAGGCAACCAAAGAAGATTGCACAGAAAGTTAAGAAGTATCGAACATGAGTTTTTTACATACCTTGAGTGATAAAGAACGCAGAATGTTAAGGAACGTGGTAAAGACAGTACATCTTAAACACTTTCCCAAGCAATTTGCGACTGATTACGAAGCTGATAAATTGATTGCAGTAATTGGTCCAGAAACTGTAGAAAAACTACTTAAAGTGGCTATTGACCATAAGATTGATGATAGATAGTGCCTAGCTTTAACTACAAACCAGATGGTGAAATACTAAAATCTTTTATGAAGGACTCTAATTTTTTTAGAGGTTTAAGAGGTCCAGTTGGTTCTGGTAAGTCTGTTGCTTGTTGTGTTGAAGTATTTCGTAGAAGTCTTGAACAAAAGAAAAATAAAGAAGGTGTTCGTAAATCTCGTTGGGCTGTAATTAGAAATACAAACCCACAGTTAAGAACAACTACTATTAAGACTTGGTTAGATTGGTTTCCAGAAGATACTTGGGGAAAGTTTCATTGGTCAGTACCCTATACACATCATGTTCAAAAGAATGATTTGGATATGGAAATTATATTTCTAGCATTAGATAGACCAGAAGATGTAAAGAAACTTCTTTCTTTGGAACTTACTGGTGTTTGGATTAACGAAGCAAGAGAAATACCCAAAAGTATTATTGATGCGTGTACTATGCGTGTTGGTCGTTATCCATCTATGCGTGAGGGTGGTGCAAGTTGGTCTGGTGTGATTGCAGATACCAATGCTCCAGAAGAAGATCATTGGTGGGCGATTATGGCTGGTGAGGTTCCAATCCCAGATCATATTCCAAAAGAACAAGCAAAGATGCTAATTAAACCTGATAACTGGGGATTTTTTACACAACCACCAGCAATGAAAGAAACACTTGATGATCGTGGTGAAGTAAAAGATTACAGTATGAATAAAAAAGCAGAAAACTGTATTAATATTTTAGATACTTATTATCCTAATCTTATTCGTGGTAAGACTAAAAGTTGGATAGATGTTTATGTAATGAACAGATTGGGTGCAATACAGGAAGGAAAACCTGTATATCCACAGTTTGTTAGTGAAACGCATATTGCAACTGAAGAAATACCTATTGCAGTGGGTGTGCCTTTATACATTGGTATTGATTTTGGTCTTACTCCAGCTGCAGTTTTTGGTCAAAAAGTAAGAGGTCGTTGGTTAATACAATCAGAAATTGTTGCTATTGATATGGGTATAGTTCGATTTGCAGAATTGTTAAGACAAGAGATAGCAACACGTTTTGCTGGTCTTGATGTAAACATTATTGGTGATCCAGCTGGTGATTTTAGAGCGCAAACAGATGAATCGACTCCATTTCAGATATTAAGAGGTGCTGGGCTGAGGGCTATCCCAGCACCTTCGAATAGTGTAGACCTTAGATTAGAGTCAGTTTCATCACAGTTAACTAAAATGTCAGATGGTAAACCATCTTTTTTGATAGACAGAAGGTGTCCAATGCTGATAAAAGGGTTTCAAGGAGG